TCACCCGTGCTGCCGCTGAGCCGAATAAGGGGAACCTATTCTCTGGCAAATCAGCAGAGCAACTGGCGATGGAGGCGTATGCAGCCAAAGCCGAAGCAGATCAGCTCTTGGCCGATCTCAAGAATCACTTTGTAGGGGAATATGGATTGGCGGCTTGGGATCAAGTCGTCGCTGCCACAACTCAGATCAAGAAAGATCAAAAGGCCGCTGCGCTTCAGGCAGAAAAAGAGCAGGAGGAGCTAATGGGTAATGTCTTGGTCTGGGGCAGCGTTTTCCTGCTTTTTATCGTTGTTGTCGCCTGCGGAATGCTTTCCATCATCTCCCTCACTCATTAGGAGCTTAGACATGCAAATGAGCCAAGAGGGCATTGATGCTCTCCTCAAGAAGTTCGAAGGCTGCAAGCTGAAGGCATATCGTTGCCCGGCTGGCATTTGCACTATTGGATACGGTCATACCTCTGCGGCAGGGAACCCTACCGTTGTAGATGGATTGACAATTAGGCAGGATCAAGCAGAGGCCATCCTTCGTAGCGATCTAGTCAAGTACGAGACTGCCGTCCACAATATGGTAGAGCAGTCGCTGACCCAGCATCAGTTCGATGTGCTGGTTGACTTCGCTTACAATGCAGGCGTCGGCAACCTCAAGTCGTCCACTCTCCTCAAGAAGGTCAATGCCGGGCAGTTTGACGCTGTGCCAGCCGAACTGATGAAGTGGACAAAAGGTGGCGGGAAAGTCTTGCCCGGCCTTGTTCGCCGCCGTCAGGCAGAAAGCGCATGGTGGCTTGCTCATGAAATGGTCCCAATGACGGCGGCTGCTGCTGCGGAAGTGGCCGAAGCTGATGATCAGGAGCAGCGCCTGACCCCTGATGAGGTTCCGGTTCCCTCAATGGCAACTAGCAGTCAGGGCAATGCCGCTATTGTCACTGCCGGTCTCGGTGGGCTTGGTGTCGCCAAGCAAGTTGCAGCGCAGACTCAAGATGCGTCCGACACTGCCAACCAGATTATGGGCCTACTCGGCAATACCAACTTCCTCATCATGCTGGCAATTGTTGGTCTTGGTGGGGCGATCTGGTGGTTCCGCAAACAACACATGGAGGAGCACGGTGTTTAGCCTTCTATTCACTCCCCTTGGCCGCTATGCCGCTATCGCCGCTGTGGTCTTGTCAGTCTTGTTTGGCGCGTATCTGAAAATCAAATCAGATGCTGTCGCTGAAGTCGAAGTAAGGGCTACCGAAGATGTTCTCAGGAGGACCGAAAATGCGATTAATGCTGGCGATGCTATTGATGTCTCCGCTGATGGGGTGCGCAAGCCCGACGCTTACACTCGCGACAAATGAGACTGTCTGTACGGTCTGGAAGGACGTTTCTTGGTCCGAAAAAGACACGACTGGCACGATCATAGAGGTTAAGCAGAACAATGCCCGCCGTGATGGATGGTGCAACGGTGCCAAATAGGTGATATGGTGCCGGTAAAGCGGAGCTTTTTCCATGACAACCGGCCTAAAGCAGTGTTCGAAATGCAGGGAACTGAAAGCACTTTCAGAATACCGCAAGAACGCTCGGGGTAAAAACGGATTGCGGGCTGATTGCAAAAGTTGTCATTTGAACCCCAAAAAAAGAGAGACGCTTATTGATGGGCAAAAAAGATGTATTACTTGCAAAGAGATTAAAGATTTGAATGCTTTTCAAATTAGGCGCGACTACGGAACTCTTCGCGGGCAGTGCAAAGAATGCAAGAGAGAAAGTTATACAGCTTATTATGCAGCTAACAAAAATCGCTTTGACCAGCATAAACGCGATTGGGTAAAAAATAACCCGGAACGGCAAGCTGCATCTTCTTCTAAATGGGCAAAAAAAAATCGGGCTCAATTGAATAGGAAAGATGCAACGCGCAGGGCATCAGAACTACATGCAACACCAATATGGCTCACCGCAATTCATAAAGCTCAAATACAAGAAATGTATGATATAGCAGTAGCAAGAACTATGCAGACTGGCACCTTTTATGAGGTGGATCATATCCATCCCTTACGCGGGAATGGATTTAGTGGTTTGCATGTGCCTTGGAATTTGCAAGTCATATCTCAATATGAAAATCGGTCTAAAGGTAATAGTCTGCCAATTGGTGAGACGCATCTCTTTTGGAGGAGTTGTTAAATGACGGTTGGCTTGAGTTACGATGGTTCAGTAACCGGAACGAGTAGCTATGTTCTGCAAATCGCAACCATGGCTGTCGTTTCGCCTACTGATAGCAATTATCTGACAATTCTTCCTCAGATGATCACCTATGCGGAGAACCGCATCTATCGTGATTTGGACTTCCTGTTCACGTCTATTTCCAGCACGTCCTACACCCTGACGGCTGGGACAAGAACCATTACGGTTCCTACAAGCGTGTTCGTTGTGCCGGAGCAGATCAACTTGATCACGCCGTCTGGCACGTCTGATCCCAATGCTGGCACAAGGGTGCCGCTCTTGGCGACGACCAGAGAGTACATTGACGCTGTATGCGGATCATCGTCCTCTACCGCTCAGCCGATCTATTTTGCGCCGTTCATGGGTAGCGCGACAAACTGGAACTTCATCGTTGGCCCGTATCCAGACGCGAGCTACACGGTTGAAATCGTTGGCACTTATCGTCCAGACAGTTTGTCTGCTACGAATGAGACAACCTTCATCAGCCTGTATCTTCCTGACTTGCTGATCATGGCGTCTATGATCTACATCAGCGGGTATCAGCGCAACTTTGGACGCGCCAACGACGATCCTCAGATGGCAGTCACCTACGAGAGCCAATATCAATCCCTCTTGAAGGGCGCGATGGGCGAAGAATATCGCAAGAAGATGGAAGGCGCGGCTTGGTCGCCAATGTCTATGTCTCCCGTCTCAACGCCGACAAGGGGCTAAGATATGGCCCACCAAGCCCTCAAGCTCATTCCCGGCGTTGACGTTAACAAGACACCAGCCTTGAACGAAGCCGCTATCTCACAAAGCCAGCTTGTTAGGTTCATCCCTGATCGGACGCTTGGCGGTCTTGTGCAAAAGCTCGGAGGGTGGACGAAGTTCTTCATGGGCCAGATCGGCTCCACTGCAAGAGCTTTGTTGGCATGGGAAGATACAAGCGCCAATTCCTATCTTGGTGTGGGTGCTGATGGCGTTCCTGCTGGTGGCGGCGGCGCGTTGCAGATCATTTTGTCTGGTGGCGCAAGCGACATCACGCCAAAGACACTTACCGTCAATGTCGCTGTGAGCTTTTCTACGACCGCTGGCAGCAATGCGGTTGTCATCACGGACACGGGCCGAAACATTAGCAATTACGACTCTGTAGATATTCAGACACCTATCAGCGTCGATGGGCTTGTCTTGTTTGGGTTGTACGAGTGCTACAACCCAGCCAATTTGACAAACCAATACACGATCTATGCGGTTGATGCTCTTGGAAATCCGCAACTAGCCGCGACAACTGTCACCAATAGCGGGATCACTGCGGAATATTCTACGACATCTGGATCGGGAGTTGTTACGGTTACGCTTCCTGATCATGGGTATGTGGTTGAAGACATCTATCCTGCCTTAGTCGCTACGACTGTTGGCGGCATTACGATCTATGGTGGGTACATCATTGAGTCCGTCATTGACGTGAACAATTTTACCATCATTAACAATAACTTAGCTACATCTACGGCCACCGGATATGAGAACGGCGGGCAGGCCCACTTCGTCTATTATAAAGGCGTAGGCCCTCTTCCGCTTGGTACGGGGTATGGCATTGGCCCCTATGGCATAGGTGGATACGGTACTGGCGCGACACCAACAATCAGTCCCGGAACACCCATCAATGCGGTTGATTGGACATTAGATAATTGGGGCGGCGTCCTTATCTCCAATCCTCTCAATGGCCCGATCTATCAATGGACTCCCAACTCTGGGCAATCGGTAGCAGCAGTTATACCAAATGCACCTACGGTCAATGCTGGCATGTTTGTGGCAATGCCACAGCGTCAAATTGTGGCATGGGGTAGCACCTATAACGGCATTCAAGACCCTCTTCTGATCCGCTGGAGTGATGTCGAGAATTACAATCAATGGATCGCCTTGATTACCAATCAAGCCGGGTCGTATCGTATCCCTAAAGGGTCGAAGATCGTTGAGTGCATTCAAGGACCGCAACAGGGCCTGATCTGGACCGATCTTGGGCTATGGGCGATGCAATATTCCGGCCCCCCCTATGTCTATCAGTTCAACGAACTTGGCACGGGATGCGGCCTAATCGGTCGCAAAGCTGCGGCTTCCGTCAATGGAACTGTCTACTGGATGAGCCAGAGCCAGTTTTTCATGCTATCTGGCAGTGGCGTTTCTCCTATTCCCTGCCCGATCTGGGATGTGGTTTTCCAAGACTTGGACACGAGCAATCTGGATCGGATTAGGATCGCGCCAAACTCTCGCTTTGGTGAAATTTCATGGTTCTTCCCCACTGTTGGTAATGGTGGAGAGAACTATGGATACGTGAAATACAATTTCATTCTCAATCAATGGGATTACGGGTTCAATTCATCGACCAACCCTTATGTTTCCCGCACGGCATGGATCAATCAATCCGTTCTTGGCCCGCCGATTGGCACGGCCCTGAATCAGTACATCTATCAACATGAGACCTCCACTGACGCTGACGGCGTTGCGATGGACTCATATTTCCAGACTGGCTACTTCACCTTGTCTGAGGCTGACGTAAAATCATTCATCGACGAAGTATGGCCCGATATGAAGTGGGGCTATTATGGAGGGACGCAAGGTGCCAATATCTTGCTGACGTTCTACGCCACCGACTTTGCTGGACAGACACCTACTGCATATGGTCCGTTCACATTGACACAATCTACCACCTATATAACGCCTAGATTTCGCGGTAGGCTTGTGTCAATTAAGGTCGAGAGCAATGACATCGGGTCATTCTGGCGGCTTGGCAACATCCGTTATCGCATTCAAGCCGATGGAAGATACTGATGACAGCTAGTCTTTCAGACCTTTTGACAGCTCAAAAGAACGGCGTTGTTGCCATAAACAATGTCGCTCAGACCAACCAAAAATCCCTTGGAACCCAGACTTCCTCTACTGTCACATCATCAACGGTGATCATAACTGGATCGGGTTATCTTGTTAACTTTTCAGTGGTTGTAGCTGGAAGTTCGGTTGGAACTATATACAACGCCTCAACGACTGGCGGAGCCGCCGCGTCAAATGCTCTATGTGTCATACCAGACGCTACGGGAATTTATAAGGCAGGGCAGGCCTATAGTACTGGGCTCGTTGTTGTTCCCGGAACAGGGCAGTCGGTCAACATAACCTATTCGCCGGGGTAAATTATGCCGCTCAAAAAAGGTAAAAGCAAAGCTACTGTCAGCTCCAACATAAGTGAGCTGGTTCATAGCGGTCGCCCTCAGAAGCAGGCAATTGCCATTGCCCTGAACACAGCTCGGCATGTTTCACGCGCCAAACGGGCAGATGGCGGTCAAATTGTCGCCCCTCAATCGCATGTCGGCGCAATCCATAGCCCAGTCGCAGGCAGGACCGATCACCTTCCAATGCACGTTCCTTCTGGCTCGTATGTCATTCCGGCAGATATTGTCTCGTCAATGGGCGAAGGCAATACGATGGCAGGCTTCAGGGTTCTTGATACTGTTCTGAAGCAATATGGAAATTCCCCTCAAGCTCGTGCTGGTGGGGGTCGCGGCACCGAACAACAGGTGCCAATCGTTGCCGCTGGAGGCGAATATGTCATACCTCCAGAGGTTGTTACCGCCATTGGGAATGGGGATATGAAAGTAGGGCATACTGAGCTGGACTCCTTTGTGAACACTATGAGGAAAAAGCTCATTGATACCCTGAAGAAATTACCCGGACCTAAGACTAATTGACACGGACTAGAAGGGGAATGTCCATGTTTGATGACCTTGATGTACGCCTAGCACAACCGGAAGACATTCATGAGCTTATGGAGGTCTCGCTCAAAGCTTGCGATGACAACGGGTTTGTAAAACCCAACAAAATCAAGCTGTTACGCGAGCTTTGGGCTGGCGCGAATCACGATAATGGACTGATCGGCGTCATTGGGGAGCCCGGACAAATTGAAGGCGCGATACTTCTACGGATCACGGATACATGGTATTCTGATGATACGATCTTGGAGGAACGCGGTATCTTCATTTTGCCAGAGTTCAGAAATGCCAAAGGTGGCAGGGCAAGACGGTTATGCGAGTTTGCCAAAAGGGCGTCAGAAGTGTTAGAAGTACCATTGTTGATTGGGGTGCTTTCCAACCACCGCACTGAGGCAAAAGTCCGGTTGTACGAACGCCAATTCGGGAAGCCAACTGGCGCATTTTTCCTCTATAATGCTCGCACTGGTTCTGTGCGAGAAGCAGCGGAGTAGTTGGTATGGGTGGAGGCGGCAAAGGCGGCGGGACTACAGTCCAATCGACACAAATTCCACCCGAAGTGTTGGCACGATATAATTCTGTCAACGCTCAAGCGGAACAAGTCGCTTCTACTCCCTATCAGGCGTACACGGGCGAATTTGTCGCACCCATCAATCAGACCCAACAAGCCGGTATTGATGCGACAACTGCCGCTTCACAGGCAGCTCAGCCCTATTATGGTGCGGCCACCGGCCAGCTCGGTCAGGCTCAGCAACAAGGTCAGCAATATTTGGGTGGCGCGACTGGCGCGGCTCTTGGCGCTGCGATGCCTGTCAATCCGGGCGGGCTGAACGTCGGCCAGTACATGAACCCCTATACTCAAAGCGTCGTCAATGCGACACAAGCCGCTTTGGGTCAGCAATTCGGCCAGCAGAACGCAGCTCAACAGGCTCAAGCCATTCAGGCCGGTGCATTCGGTGGCGAACGTGCGGGATTGCAGCAGGCACAGCTTCAAGGGCAACAGGCTCTTGCGGCGTCTCAGGCGATCTCCCCGCTCTATCAAGCCAACTATACGCAGGCTCTTGGGGCAGCCCAACAGCAGCAGGGCGTCAATTTGGCAGCCCAGCAGGCCAACAGGACTGCATTGCAGGGGCTTGGCACCCAATTGGCTACTCTCGGCCAACAAGGGTATGCACAAGGTTCCAATACTGCGAATCAATTGGCCGCTCTTGGTTCCGGCGCTCAGACCGCTGGCCTTGCTGGTGCTCAGGCTCAAATCGCAGCGGGTACGTTGGGCCAGCAGACGCAGCAGGCTCAAGACACCGCGCTGTACAATCAGTACATGCAGGCGATGGGCTTCCCCTATCAACAGACCCAGTTCTTGGCGAATATCGCCGAAGGTACTGGCGCGTTGTCTGGGAATACCATAACGAACCAACAGTCTGGTGGCTACTTCAGCTCAGATGAGCGACTGAAGAAGAACATTGAGCATGTCGGCAAACTGAACGACGGCCAGAACATCTACCGCTATCAGTACAAGGATGACCCTGAGAACAACACCCACATCGGTGTGCTCGGTCAGGAAGCTCTTGCTAAGAACAAGCCGGGCATTGGGTTGGACCCTGCTGGCTATTTGGCTGTCAATTATCATGACGTGACAGATGATGCCGCCCATGATGGCAAAGGTCTTGTGCCAAATTCTATGGGTGGCGCAGTTCTTTCCGCTGGCAACTTCGCTCGCGGTGGATACGCTGATGGCGGCATGACGCTTGGCGATCTGATTGCAGCTCATGGTTCGAGCGCAAAGATGCCCGGCCTTGGTGTTGGCATTCCCAATCAAGCGGCTTCTGCGGCTTTGAGGGTAGCCCCACTCCTTCAACGCGCCAAGGTTCCGGGTGTCCCTCAAGTGCCCGGCACAATGACGACTCAAACGGCTCCCGGCAACTTCGCTCGCGGCGGATATGCTGATGGCGGTAGCCTTGCGGACCTCCTTGCAGCTCATGAAGCGATGTATCCCAAAGCCGGTGGACCGGCTGGTGGGACTGGCCTCAACATCAACTCCGCTCAGTCTTCCGCGCCCAGAAGCCTTCAAGTGCAGGGCAGCATTGCGAGACAACAGCCGCAAGGCCAGAACCCGCTTACTCAAGCCGCCAACACGGGTGAAGCTATTGGCAAACTTGCCAACATGCACCCTTTGGATGCTTTCAATAAGTGGAAAGCAGGCCTTGGAAGTGATGCAAAGCCGCCTGCTGCCACAGCGGCTCCCGCCACTACTTCGGCTGCACCGACAGCTACTTCCGTTCCCGGAAAACAAGCCGGTCTCGTGCCCGATCAAAGTGGCAGTAATGCTGGAAACGTGCAAACGGCCAGTCTTGATCGTTCGTTGGAGACGGGTGATGGGTCAAGCTACACAAATGGCTTGATGGACGATACGAACTCAATGGTTGGTGATGCCACCGACTCTATGGGTAATTTTGCCAGTGACTTTGACGGATTTGCCAAACGCGGTGGCCGAATTAGCCCGTTTGCTTACGGCGGTCTCGTTCCCAGACATGGGTATGACATTGGTGGCGATGTGCCCTATGGCGCGGATGATCCGCTGACACAGCTCAACAAAGACAATACCCAATCGTCCTCTCAACTTGAGGGCGAACAAAAGGGTATGCAGCAGAAAGTCAGCAGCAGCGGTGGCGGCGGTGACAACACTCTTGGTGATATTGCTGCAATTGGCGGTGACATTGCTAAGGTTGTGCCATTCTTTTTCAACAAGGGCGGCTCCGTCAATCCCTTCGCTTATGGCGGTCTTGTTCCTAGAGAGCATCATGCCGATGGGAGCGCGGTTGGCGATGATGATGGCGTAACCGTTGTCCCGCAAACTCCTGTCGATCCCGATCTGGTTGCCGCAGTCGAAAAGGCTCCCGGCTTCAGGGCGAAGGATGTCGCTCAGGCTGCTCCCGATGCAGTGGTGCCGACTGGTGTCGATCCCAGCGTTGCGACGAAATACGCTGTTAATCCGAAGGAAATGGAAGAATTTCCGCCTGAGCAGCAAAAACTTCTCCAGTCCATTGGCGCTCCAGAAAGCAGCGGTAGGTACGACATTAGGTATGGTGGACCTAATTCGGCGGGTAAGCCTTTTGATCCGAATGGTCCGCATCCTAACGTGCCAGAGCCGACAAAGGATGGGCGCTATTCTACTGCGGCTGGATACTTCCAATTCACCAAACCGACTTGGGATGAAACCACTGGCGGCGCACCCATGACATCTGGCTATCAAAATGCCGGTGCTTGGAAACTTGCTCAAGATGAGTATCAGCGCCAAACTGGTGGTGATCTTGCGGAAGATTTGAAAAAGAACAACGGCCCAACACCGGATATGCTTGGTGCATTGTCTGGAAGATGGGCTGGCCTGCAAAAATATGCCAGCGGCGCACCTATTCCCGATCAAACTACAACTCCGGCTCCGGCTCAAGCTCCGGGCTTGAGCATCGGTCGCAGCGGTCCCGGAAAGTTCAATGGCGTTCCTTCTGGACAAGCCAGTTTGGGCGATGTTGCGAGCGAGTATCTTCCAAGTAGTGTGCCGACTTCGGAGAGCTTCTGGGTTCCCGCAGCGTCGTTCCTTGGCGGAATGCTTTCTTCGCCCAATCCGCGTTTCCTTGGCGCGTTGGGTAGCGGTCTTGTGGCAGGCGTCTCGGGACAAATGGAATATGACAGACTGCAACAGACAGCCGTCAAGAACGCGATGGATGTACTGAACAACTCGTTTGAAGACACCTTGATTAGGAACCCTGATGGGACGACTACGCTTGGGAAGCGAAATACCCAGAACAATCAAGTTTATACCCCTGAACAGATGGAGGCTGTGAGAGCGCAACTGTTCAAGTCGATGGGCGTCAATATGGGCGCTTATGGGTTGAAGGGCGGCACTCCCGCAGCTCAACAGACAGCTCAGCAAACAGGACAGCAAACGGGCCAACAAGGACAATTGCTGCCTCCACCCGTTAGTAAGCCTGCCGCTCAGCCCGCTGCTCAGCCCGCTCCGGCTGGGACTGATCAAGGAGCCGCTACGCAGGCCGGTGCGTCAAGTCAGCCTGCACCGGCATCCCCTGAAGATCAACAAAGAGCCCGTCTGACACAAGTAGCGCAGGCTGCCGGTTATGATCCGGTTCCGCCCGGAATGGATAAGTCGCAAATGACTGAGCAGCAGCTTAAGTCAAACTTCATTTACAATGAAGGTGGCCCGGCTGTGCAACAGCTTTTGCAGGATATGGCTAATCAGAAAAAGACTATTTCTGACTGGAGCGCGACTGGCACGAAGAAGGGTGTCGATGTAGCAAACACAGCTCAAACTGCCTACAACAAGAGCCTTGAGCAGCTAAATGGAATCTTGAGCGGAGCAATTAGCACGCAAAAGATTGCCAATGATGAGAATACTAAGGCCGTTGCTGCTTCAGCTAGTGAGTATCGCAAAAACGCAACAGACGCGCACAACAGACTTTCTACGTTGACTAACGCAGCACAAGAAATTGATAGGGTCATGGCGCAAGGAGTGTCGGGCGGATATGGCTCAGATGTTCTGAACAAAATGAAGGGTTACTATCAATTGGCAACTGGCAGGGAAATGCCATTTACCACTTCGAATGTTGGTGACTACCAATATGCTGTGAAGCAAGCAGCTTCTCGTGTTGCTGAGGCCATCAAAGAAATTGGTGGGCAACGTGCGCCTGCTGCAACGGGACAAATAGAAAGCAAAATTGCTCCCGATCCCAGCCAGCTTTCTGACTCCGCTATTCACTTGTTGTTGGGTCAATCCATTGGTTTGGCAAATTACATCAATGACAGGGATAGTGATTTTGTAAACAACCACAGATTTGAAGACCCTGCCAAATTTTCTTTCAACTGGGATGCCAAACCAGACACGAAGGGAAATGTTGGAATGGATAAGTTGAATCAGTCCATGGCTGATGCCTATGGGACTCTTCATGCCCCCAAAAGCGATCCCAGCTTCCCTGAAGTTGCTAAGGGTCTTTACGATAAATATCACAACTACGGATACAAAGGCCCGCAAGGTGCTCCGGTAGCAAATGCTCCTGCTCCTGTTGCCGGGACTGCTGGTCCGGCTAACGTCCCATTCCGCATTTTGCCAAAGGTGCAGTGATGCCGACACTTGAGATGATGGGGCAGCAAGTTGATGTCGATGACAGCTTTTTGAATCTGTCACCGGAAGATCAACAATCTACTGTTAACGATATTGCCGCCAAGATGGCGAACAATAAGCAGGCTGATAGTAGTCCAGAAGTTAGCGGTAGCGAAGCATTTGGCAGAGGTGCGGCACAAGCGTTTGGGCTTGGGTACTCTCCGCAGGCAATCGCAGCTCTCAAAACCGGAAATATTCCCGGAAGCGATGACCCGAAATATGCCGCAGAACTTGCAAAACAAAAGGCTGCGACTGAACAGGCATGGGAACAGCACCCTTGGTTGTATGGTACAGGCATGGCCGTATCAGCCGTTCCCGCACTTGCCAATGCAGTTCTTGGTGGGCCGGAGGAATTAGCGGCTGCCGGAACAATTGGTGGGCTTGGTGGACTCGGATTGCGGGCTGCCGCAGGCGAAGGTGCTGGTTTTGTTCCTAGCGCATTGCGCGGCACAGCAACGGCATTGGAGAACCCTGTAGTTCAGGGCGGGATTATGGGATCGTCGGAAGGCGATGATTTCGCTTCACGGGCGGCTGGCGCGGCTTTTGGTGCTGCGGGTGCGAAGATTGCCCCTATGGCTCTTGGTGCGGCAGGAAGCGCGGCAAAGTCTATCGTATCGAAGGTAGCGCCAGAAGCGGCAAATCCGATCCTAACTGCACTTGCTGGCAACCCAACTGCGGCGCAACAAGCTGGCGATCTTGCGTCAAAAGCCAAAACGTCATTGGGTGCTGGTGTTGTTTCGGGTGGACCTCTTCAGACGTTGGCTACAAAAGCGGACTTCTTTGGTCAATTGCCCGCATCTGCGAACCAAACGCTGGGAGAAATTGGAAAGCAAATTTCCGATTTTTCTGGAACTGTTGACAGAAAGTCAGCAGGCGCGGCAGTTCGTGATGCTGTTCAGAATTGGGCGACGGACCCTCAACACCCGAATGGCTTTGCGGCTCAAATGAGCAAGATTTACGAGCCAGTCAATGCTCTGCAAGAGTCGTCAGCCGTTGTGCCCATTACAAACGTAAGTTCGGCACTTAGCGATCTGATTTCATCTCCATATGGTCGGCTCTCCCCTACGGGCACAAAGTCAGCCCTGACAATGATGGCCCCAGCTTTGGATATTGAATCTCAGAATGGCGGTTTGACGTTCTCTGAGATGCAGGCTCTGAAGAGAATTTTGTCTGATAAGATAACTTGGAATCAGGCTCCGGGTGAAAGCGGTGTGGACAACAATGTTCTCAAAGGCTTAAGGGCTGCCCTCAACAAAGATATGTCATCGTATGCTGAGACTGTTGGTGGCGACGAAATTGGCAAAGCCTATTCTCAAGTCAATGCTCAAGCGCAAAAGCTCTATGATCAGCGTGACAGCATTTTCAGAATAACGGGCAATCCCATAGCAAACGCTCCGGGATCGAAGAGTGCTGACTCTATTTATTCAAATATAATTAGGTCAGCCGCAAAGAAGGGTGGGCAAGATACAGCGAATCTTGCAAACCTTAAACAGGCTGTGAGCCAATATGCGCCTGATGCTTGGTCCTCAATAGGCAAGGCGTATGCCTCCGATTTGGCACCTAATGGGCAGTTCACCTACAACAATTTCAATAAGTTGTATGATGGATATTTCCGATCAAGCCCAACCAATCCAACCCTTGATGGGAAGAGCTTGATCTTTGGTCAGCCGGGAAGCGGTGGCGCTAGAGACATGCTAGATGCCTTTCACAACCTTGGCGCGTTCAATACAAAAACAGGGCCGCTCGGACAGAAGCTTGACAATTTGGCTGCCAAATCTAACAAGCAGCCATCTCTTGCTACAGCCATTCTGGAGTCAACAATCAGTGGTGGCGTCCATTGGAAGTCTGC